AAAAGTCGTAAAAGAAGAATTAGGTAAAATAGATAAAATGTTTTCTTTTCCTAAATGACTAAAATTAATGATCTAAAAGGCGACCATAAAAATGCTCGTAAAAGAACCGACCGGTCTGCTTCATTAATACAAAAGTCCTTAGAAAAATTTGGAGCGGCTCGTTCTATTGTTATAGATGAAGATAATAGGATACTAGCCGGAAACGGAACTATAGAAGGGGCTAAAAAAGCCGGTTTAGAAAACGTCAGAGTAATCGAAACCGATGGACGTGAAATTATAGCTGTAAAAAGAACCGGTTTATCCGAATGGGATAATGAAATGTTAGAAATGTTGGCCGAAGAACACGATATTTCAGATTGGTTCGATAATAAAGACTTAAACGATTTAGGCGAAAAACCTAAAAGAGAAGCTAGTGGAATATTAAAAGATAGATTTGGCGTTCCCCCTTTTAGCGTTTTAAATGCTAGGGAAGGGTGGTGGCAAAATCGAAAAAAATTATGGTTAGACTTAGGAATAAAATCTGAAGTAGGTAGGGAAGAAGAACTTACTTATAATATTAGTAAAGGCGACGTTGGAAAAAGAATAATGTCCGCCGGAGGTTCTACTTCTGTTTTCGACCCTGTAATAACTGAGTTAATTTATCGTTGGTTTAGTAATACTAATTCCGTTATATTAGACCCCTTTGCGGGGGGTAGTGTTAGGGGTATAGTCGCCGCTATTTTAGGAAGAAAATATATTGGGGTAGACCTTAGAAAAGAACAAGTCGAAGCTAATAAAGTACAAGCTGTAGACCTTTTGGATTATAAAGAAGATTATTTTTCTAATACTTATAAAAACTATGACGACTTAACTCCTATAGAAAAAGTAGGCGATTATTTAGTAAAAAGAGATGATTTATTTGCGGTTAACGGAGTTAACGGGGGAAAAGTTAGAACTTGTTATTATTTAGCCCAAAACGCTAAAGGTTTAGTAACTGCCGGAAGCAGGGAAAGTCCACAAGTAAATATAGTCGCACATATAGCTAAAGAACTTGGCATACCTTGTAGAGTACATACGCCCGAAGGAAAATTAAGTCCGGAAGTAGAAGCCGCTAAAAATATAGGAGCGAAAGTAATACAACATAAAGCCGGATATAACAGCGTAATAATTAAAAGAGCTAAAGATGACGCACTAGAACTAGGTTTTAAAGAAATACCTTTTGGAATGGAATGTTGTGAAGCTGTAGAAGCTACAAAAAATCAAGTTAAAAATATACCTCCGAATACTAAACGTATAGTTATTCCCGTTGGTTCCGGTATGTCTTTATCGGGTTTATTACATGGGCTAATAGAAAATAATTTAGATATTCCGGTTTTAGGGGTTAGAGTAGGAGCCGACCCTACCGATAGATTAAATAAATATGCCCCTAAAAATTGGCCTACTATGGTTACTTTAGTTTCTAGCGATTTAGATTATCATCAACACGAAAATAATAATAATTTTTATGGTTTAACTTTAGACCCCGTATATGAAGCAAAGTGTATTAAGTTTATAGAAAAAGGCGATCTTTTATGGGTTGTAGGTATAAGGCAAACCTCGTTACCGGTAAAAACAAACCAACCAAAATGGATTACCGGTAATAGCCAAAATATAGATAATTTAGTATCAGAAAAGGCTGACTTAATATTCTCATGTCCGCCATACGTTGATTTAGAGGTTTATAGCAAAGACCCAAACGATCTTTCTAATATGTCTTTCGAAGCGTTTAAAGAAAATTATGCCGAAATTATTAAAAAAAGTTGCGACCTTTTAAATGAAAATAGTTTTGCTTGTTTCGTAGTAGGAGAAGTTAGAAAAAAAGACGGTACTTATTACAACTTTGTAAGTGAAACTATAGAAGCTTTTACTAAAGCCGGTTTAAGTTATTACAACGAAGCAATACTTATAACTATGGTTGGAAGCCTTCCTTTACGCTGCGGTAACGGTTTTACTAAATCTAGAAAGCTAGGAAAAACTCATCAAAACGTTTTAATTTTTGTTAAAGGCGACCCCTCCCTAGCTACCCAAAAATGTGGACTTTGTGAGTTTGCCGACCCTTCTGCATTTATAGAAGAAAACGAAATAATTTAAACTTTTAGAATTAATAAGCTAACCTAATAATAAATCCTATTAAATTTTGGCAGCCGATAAAACCACGCAAGCAGAAGTAGAAATGCGAGTAGCAAGATTGGGAAGGATTATTGCTAACGGAGGAAAGCGTTCGGATTGTATACGATATGCGGCGGAAAACTGGGGGGTATCAGAGCGAACCGTAGATAGATATTTAATGAAAGTTAGAGAACAATTTAAGGGAGATTGGAATATAGAAAGACCAGAACTTATGGCGGTTATACTTACGCAATATTCATCTATACACATGGAAGCTAGAAGAACGGGGCAACTACATATAGCTTTAGGAGCTACTAATGCTATGGCTCGTTTAGCCGCTTTAATATCATGACTATTTGCCAAAGAGTAAAAGGTAATATTTTATACGGCGAAGGGCAATATAAATTACCGGAAGTAACGGAGGTACAAAATAAAATTACAAAAGATTTACTACCGCACCAACAAAAGTTTTGTGAAGATATAAGCCACAGAAAACTTGCTTTAGTTTGTGGTTTTGGAGCCGGTAAGACTTACGCCTTAGTTAGTAAAAGTATAATTTTAGCTTCTATGAATGTTGGTTGTATTAGTGCAATCTTCGAACCGACGGCTCCTATGTTAAGAGATATTCTTATGCGTACTATGAATGAACTTTTAGAACTTTGGGAAATACCTTTTACTTTTAGGGCAAGTCCTCTTCCGGAGTATCAACTTCAGTTTAAAGAAGGCGTTCATACTATTTTGTTAAGAACGATATTAACTTACCAACGTTTGCGAGGGCAAAACTTATGTGCTGTTGGTTTTGATGAAGCCGATACGGTAAACAAGCGTGACGCCGAGCAAGCTATGAACATGGCACTTGCTAGACTAAGATCGGGCGATGTTCAGCAGTTTTACGCTACTACTACTCCCGAAGGTCATTCTTGGGCGTTCGATACTTTCGAAAAAAACGCTAAAGAAGATACTCGGTTAATAAAAGCAAAAACTTCTGATAATCCTTTTCTTCCCGAAGGCTTTATAGATTCGCTCCTAGAAAACTATCCCCCGCAACTTATCCAAGCATATTTAAACGGTAACTTCTGCAATTTAACAACCGGACAAGTTTACGATAAGTTTGATCGAAATATACACGTTTTAGCTAACGAGCCTTTTGTAGATGACAACGAGCCTTTACGAATAGGAATCGACTTTAATATTGGAAATATGAACGCTGTTATCGGCGTAGCGGTTGGGAATAAATTTATGGTTATAGATGAAATCGCTAAAAGTCACGACACGGATTCAATCGCTAAAGAAATTAGAGGGCGTTTCCCTTTTAACAAAATCTATATATATCCAGACGCTTCGGGTGGAAACCGAAGTACAAATGCTTCTAAGACCGATATCCAAATTTTAGAAAGTTACGGTTTTATAAATCAAAGTGCTTTATCTAACCCGCCCGTTAGGGATAGGGTCAATAGCGTTCAAGGAATGTTTTTAAATGCTAAAGGCGAAAATAGATTAATGATTTCCAAAAAAGCAGTAAAACTTATTGAATGTTTAGAATTGCAAAGTTATAACGAAAGAGGAGAACCCGATAAAGATGCCGGTTATGATCACATGAACGACGCTCTAGGATATATAACTTGGCGGTTGTTCAATCCCTTACACATGGGTGCGGGTCGTAGGACCGGAATTAGGCTTTATTAAGATTATTGTCTAAAATAAAAACAAACTAAGAGGTTAAAGTGTACTCAGGTTACAACCACTACAATAGGCAGACTAATAGGCAAGGAAATGATATAGACGACCCTAATAATACTTGGTTTGCTCAAGAACCTCATTGGACATTAATAGAAGATTTACTAGGCGGTACATATCAAATGCGTAGTAAGCATAGAAAGTATTTGATGCAAGAACCTAGAGAGCTAGACGAAAGTTACGATAATAGACTCGCCCGTAGTGTTTGCCCTCCTTATTACATCAGATTAGAACGTATGCTTGCCGGCATGCTAACCCGTAAACCTGTAAGGCTAAACGATACCGCCGATAATATTCGTGAGCAACTTTTCGATATTGATTTACAAGGTAATGATTTGAACGTTTGGACCTACGAAACTACTCGTAAAATGATACGTTACGGGCATATAGGAGTTTTAGTAGATGCCCCCGCTTCGGGTGCCGGCGGTAGACCCTATTGGGTAACTTACACGCCGCGTGACATTTTAGGATATAGAACCGATATGATCGACGGAAAAGTCGAACTAACACAACTACGTCTTAAAGAAAAGGTTGCCGAGCCGGAGGGACTTTACGGTGAAAAAATAGTAGAGCAAGTTAGGTTACTTACTCCCGATAGTTTTGAAATACACCGTAAAAATAGTAAAGGCGTATATGTAAAACACGATGAAGGCCGTATGTCTTTAGGCCGCATACCTTTTTCCATTGCTTATAGTAACCGTCTTAACTTATTAGAAAGTAGACCGCCTATGTCGGATATAGCAGAACTAAATTTAAAAGCATATCAAATACAAAGCGATCTAGATAATCAACTTCATATAAGTGCCGTTCCTATGTTGGCTTTTTATGGCTTTCCCCAAAACGCGGAGGAAGTTTCGGCGGGCGTAGGCGAGGCGATTGCTTTTCCTCCCGAAGGTAGAGCGGAATATATTGAACCCGATGGTAAAAGTTACGAGGCTCAGTTTAAAAGGTTAGAAAAATTAGAAGGTCAAATAAATGAATTAGGATTAGCGGCGGTATTAGGTCAAAAACTTTCGGCGGAAACAGCGGAAGCAAAACGTATAGACCGCTCGCAAT